ATCTTCAACATACTTAAATTGGTACTCACATGATTGACTACGGCGAAAACATCATCAAGATTCAAAAGCTGCAACGCGAAGCACATGACGCATTACTGGAGCATGACTGGCAGACTGCCTGTGACAAGGCTGACGAGATCATCGTATGCGCCCGTGCTATCCGCATATTCTGCATGAACGAACTACAGAAGGCGCTAGACCAATGACTCCTGAAGCCAAAGTAAAGAAGAAGGTGCGCGACCTGCTCAAACGGTTGGGCGCTTACTACGTCATGCCTGTCACAAGCGGGTATGGCAATTCGGGCGCACCGGACTTCATCGTCTGCTACAACGGACGTTTCTTTGGCATCGAGTGCAAGGCTGGCAAGAACACGACAACCGCTCTCCAAGACCGCAACCTGCAACAGATCGAAGAGGCAGGGGGCAGAGCAACAGTGATCAGCGAAGCAAACGTAGAGCAACTTGAGGAGTGGCTAAATGGATGAAGAAGAATTCAAAACGGAATACGCCAACAAGCTGGCAACAATGATTGATAACTGTATGTGGGGTGAAGACGGCAACCAAGCAATCATCATCTTCAGTAACGCCAAGCACTCTATGGTGCATGTGTATTCAGTCAACGCAACAGCAGACGACGCGGAGCAGATGGTTATGAGCGCAGCAAGTTTTTATGTAGAGAACAGCAAGACAGAAGGCAGGGTGTTTCACTGATGGGCGCTCCCTACGAACGAATCATGGTGCTGGACTTTGAAACTGCATGGGATCGCAGCGAGTACACGCTATCGAAGATGACAACCGAGCAGTACATACGCGACCCGCGCTTCAAGGCATGGGGCGCTGCGTTCAAGTACTTGGATGAAGACGATGAGCCGACATGGATACCGGGCGGACACCTGCAAACGTTCTTTGACGGGGTGGACTGGTCAACGACAGCAGTGCTAGCGCACAACGCGCAGTTCGATGTGTCGATTCTGTCGTGGGTGTACAAGCATCACCCCTGCTTTATTTTTGACTCGCTCAGCATGGCGCGAGCGCTGCGTGGGGTGGAGGTGGGCAACAGTCTAGCCAAGCTTGCCGCTGCATTTAATCTGCCGCCCAAGGGCGATGCGGTGCACAGCAGCAACGGATACCTTGACGAGTTACCACACGACATCATGATTGAGTTGGCTGAGTACTGTAAGCATGACGTTGTGCTGTGTCAGGGTGTGTTTGAGAACCTGATACCAAACTACCCGACCAAGGAACTGCGCCTGATCGACATGACCCTGCGCATGTTTACCGATCCGAAGCTACGCCTTGACCCCTACATGTTGAAGGATGCGATAGAGGATGAGCGCGTACGCCGGGAAGGGTTGCTGTCTCAGCTTGCGATTGATGAGAAGGAGTTAGCCAGCAACGACAAGTTTGCCGAAGTGCTGCGCAGCATGGGCGTTGAGCCGCCGACCAAGGTGAGCAAGACCACTGGAGAGGTGGCGTTTGCGTTTGCCAAGAACGATGCCATGTTCCAAGCGCTGATGCAGCATGACGACGAGAACGTGGCGCTGCTGTGCGAAGCACGGCTGAAGGTGAAGTCCACGCTGGAGCGTACCCGAGCACAGAGATTCTTAGACATCTCTACCAGAGGGGCACTTCCTGTACCGCTGAACTACTACGGTGCGCACACTGGTCGGTGGGCGGCAAGCAAGGGCAGCGGGTTGAACATGCAGAACCTGAAGCGCAAGTCGTTTCTGCGCCGCTCGATCATGGCCCCCGAAGGCTACACGCTGGTGGTGTGTGACTTGTCTCAGATCGAGCCGAGGGTGCTGGCGTGGCTGGCTGACTACCGTGACCTGCTGCGGATTTTTGCCTCCGGTGAGGATGCGTACGCAGCGTTCGGGGCGCAGATGTTTGGCATACCGGGCATGACCAAGGAGAGTCACCCTGACCTGCGGCAGTCGGCAAAGTCGGCGCTGCTGGGCGCTGGCTACGGGCTTGGGTGGGCATCGTTCGCAGCGCAGTTGTTGACCGGGTTTCTGGGTGCGCCGCCGATTTTGTACAGCACCAAGTTTGCTAAACAGCTTGGTGTAACTAAAGAGATGATGAACGACTTCATTTCGTACGAGCCGAACATGCAGAAGGCGCTTGCCATACCCCGTGTCTGTACCGATGCGGAGATCGTGGTTCATTGCGTTGCAGCAAAGCGCATCATCGACAAGTACCGTGCTGCAGCCGAGCCGGTCAAGGAGTTCTGGAGTCTGTGCGACGAGTTTATCAACCGCTCGCTGCACGGCGGCAAGTCGTTCCAGCACAAGTGTTTGACCTTTGAGAAGGAGCGTGTGGTGTTGCCAAACGGCATGTCTTTGCGCTATCCTGAACTCACAGGAAATCCTGACGAAAAAGGTCGGGTGCAGTGGACGTACGGCAAGAAGAAGCTCTACGGTGGGAAGCTCACCGAGAACATCGTTCAAGCTGTCGCACGCTGCGTAATGACAGATGGCATGCTGCGGATACAGAACAAGTACCCATGCGTGTTGACTGTGCATGATGAAGCAGTTGTTCTTGTACCCGAAGATGAAGCGGAGCAGGCAGAGCCGTGGGTGCTGGAGCAGATGACAAGAGAGCCGAAGTACATGCCGGGAATCCCGCTAGGTGCAGAGACGGGAGTCGGCGTGCGCTACGGCGACGCTAAATAATGGAGACACCATGACAATCCGCATAGGCAAGACCAAGTACCGTGTTGATTTTGTAGAAGCCTTTTGGGACAAACCAGTTATTGCAACCATCGACTATGACAAGCAGACCATAACGCTGGCGCATATCGGTGGCATAACTGGACGCAAGCTCTCGCAAGAAGAGCAACGCACTGCGTTCTGGCACGAAGTTGTGCATGGCATTCTGAAAGACATGGGGTCAAAGCTTGAGAGCAACGAAGCGTTTGTTGAAAACATCGCCTCGCGGCTAACCCAAATAATCAGGCAGGTACACCCTCATGAAGGTAACTTGGTCACACAGCTCACTAAAGGACTACGAGAACTGCGCAAGGAAGTATCACGAAGTACGCGTACTAAAAAAGCACAAGCAGGAAAAGACAGAGCAAATCCTGTACGGCGAAGAGCTACACAAAGCAGCGGAACAGTACGTAAAAGGCGTGCCTCTGCCAAAGCAGTTTGAGTTCATACAGGGAATGATTGACGCGCTGCTTGCCAAGGAAGGAGAGAAGAGCGTTGAGATACAGATGGCGCTTGATATCAACTTGCAGCCTGTTGAATGGTTTTCCAAAGCAGCATGGGTGCGCGGTATTGCTGACCTGCTTATTTTGGACGGTGAGATTGCGTGGGTGGTGGACTACAAGACGGGCAGCAACAAGTACCCGGATCGCAACCAGCTTGATCTGATGTCGCTGCTTGTGTTCGCACACTACCCCGAAATTCAGCAGGTCAATTCAGCGCTGTTGTTTGTTGTGAAGAACAGCATGATCAAACACAAGGTCAAGCGGGAAGATGTAGACAAGCTGTGGTGGGAGTACCGTGAGCGTGTGTCACGCATCGAAGCATCGCACGCAAATGAAGTATGGAATCCCAAGCAGTCTGGTTTGTGCCCGTGGTGTCCTGTTAAGACATGCGAGTTTCATCCTAACCATTGAGGAGTAAGCATCATGCCCTATGTGAACAAACCCCGTCCGTACAAGAAAGAATACAAACAAGCACTTGACCTTGGTATATCCGGTCCTGACTCTTTGCAAGGCGAGCGGCAGAAAGCACGGCGCTTGTACGACAAGAAAGGCGTAGAGCGTAAAGGCAAAGACATTGACCATGTGAAACCGCTGCGTGCTGGCGGCAAATCAAAACCCGGCAACCTGCGCTTACGGAGTAAAAAAGCAAATGAAAGTGACAACGGAAAATGAAAATTTAACATATTTTAAAGACTGGGATAGCGACGCGTTGTTGGCTTTATGGACGGCAAGATTTGGAGAGATTCAACACATCAATGCTAGACGTATTAGGTTGCAACATAAGCAGCGGGTAGAGCAAAGACCAACCCCTGATGACGATGAGGTGTACTTTGAATCTGTCGGCAAAGAGCTATTCAAAAGAAAACTGCTGACACGTGTTGTCTCTGGCGAAAACGCATACTTATGCACACTAGTACTGAGAGGAAGTAATGCAGATCGTTGACAACAAAGCGTTGGTGTTTCGTACAAAGCATCCGTACCGATACGCCATCATCCCGCGCAGCAAAAACTTGGGTGAAGTGAAAGAGGGCATTCATGAAGTCGCTGTGCACTGGGGTCTGGATGAAGTGCGCGTCCTGAAGAACTTGGGTGTGCGCAACGTACCGTCTCCCATACTGCGCGACTACAAGTGGCCGGGTAGATACAAACCGTTTGACCATCAGCGCGAGACATCAGCGTTCCTTACGCTGAACAAGAAAGCGTTTGTGTTTAGCGAACCGGGCACTGGCAAGACGCTGGCTGCACTGTGGGCTGCTGACTACCTGATGAAGATAAAAGTAGTACGGCGCTGTCTCATCCTGTGTCCGCTGTCGATCATGCAGTCGGCGTGGCTTGGTGACATTGCAAAGAGTGTGCTGCACCGCACCGCTGCCATCGCATACCACAGCAACGCAGCGCGGCGCATCGAGGTAGTGCAAGGCGACTACGAGTTCATCATCGCTAACTACGATGGTCTGCCAATACTTGCAGACGCCATCAAGAAAGACGGACGGTTCGACTTGATCATCGGTGACGAAGCCAACGCGTGGAAGAATGTATCCACGCAACGGTGGAAGACGCTCAACAGCTTGATCAAGCCGGACACCTACTTGTGGCTGATGACCGGTACACCTGCTGCGCAGTCACCGGAAGATGCGTACGGTATCGCCAAGCTAGTCAACCCATCGGCTGTGCCACGGTTCTTTACCGGATGGAAAGACAAGGTGATGCGGCAGATCACCAAGTTCAAATGGGTTCCCAAGGACAACGCGTATGACCTTGTGCATGAGGCGCTGCAGCCAGCGATACGCTTTACCAAGGCACAGTGCTTGGACTTGCCACCAGTTATGACTGTTACACGCGAAGTAGAACTTACCGGTCAGCAAATTAAGTACTACCGGATGCTCAAGGATCAGATGCTTGTGCAAGCTGCTGGTGAAACTATCACGGCTGTCAACGCTGCTGCTAGCGTCAACAAGCTATTGCAAATTTCAGCAGGGGCTGCGTACACAGACAACTCAGAGGTAGTGGAGTTTGATTGTGCGCCGCGCTTGCGCGTGCTGATGGAAGCGCTGAATGAGACAACCCGCAAGGTTCTGATCTTCGCCCCCTACCGACACAGCATAGACACCATAGCAACTTTCCTTGAGAAAGAAGGAATTAACTGCGCCAAGATACACGGCGATGTATCAGCCAACAACAGGTCACTGATTTTCAACAGGTTTCAAACTGAAGAGTCACCGCGTGTCTTGGTGATACAGCCTCAGTCGGCTTCGCATGGGGTGACGCTCACTGCTGCGGACACGGTTGTGTTTTGGGGTCCGGTGATGTCGGTTGAAACGTATCTACAGTGTATCGCCCGTGCCGACCGCGTAGGACAGGACAGCACCAAGGTCACGGTCATCCACATACAGGGCAGCGACATTGAGAGACGTATGTTCAAACAACTGGAGTCCAAGGTGGACAACCACTCTATTCTGATCAAACTTTATGAGGAGGAGCTTGCAGGGGCCACAATTACGGTGTAAAGTGTTTGACTACAGGGGAACAACACCCTGACACAACAACCACAACGAAAGGAAATATATGGCTGAAGAAGCGTATGCGCAGCCGCTACCAATGGACAAGCTTGCCAAGGTGTATCGCAAGATTCGGGATCACATTCAAACGATCACCAAGGAACACGAGACTGAAGTAGCAGCGTTGAAAGCGCAACAAGATGAGATCGCTAACGCTATGCGTGAGCAGATGAAGGCACTGGGCGTAAAGTCGGTGCGCACTGAGCACGGTACGGTAACGATGTCGATGAAGACCCGCTACATGTCCCAAGACTGGGATGCGTTCAAGACCTTTATGATGGAGAACGATGCTTTGGATTTAGTCGAGCGCCGCATATCGCAGCTCAACATGGCTAAATTTTTGGAAGAGAATCCGGACAACATCCCGCCGGGATTGAGTTCTGAATCTGAGTACGCTATCACTGTTAAAAAACCAACGAACTAAGAGGACCTTATGTCTACAAGCGTAGTGCAATTCAACCCTAATCAAGTACCCGCGTTCGCCAAGAACCGCAAAGGTAACTCGTCACTACTCAACGCTCTGGCCGGTAGCGGCGGCAGCGCTGGCTTCAAGAACCGCATCTCGATCAAGGGCGGTGTGTTTCGTCTGGTGTCAGGCGGCAAAGAGATTGCGTCCATCGAAGAGCGTTACCTTGATGTAGTAATGGTCAACGCTGCAAAGGACATCTCCCGTACGTTCTATGCAGAGAAGTTTGACGAAGAGAACGTGGCAGGTCCGGTGTGCTGGTCTTCTGACGGTACTACTCCCGATGCAGACTCAAAGCAGCGCCAGTCCAACGCTTGCGCCAACTGCGAGAAGAATGCAAAAGGCTCGGGTGACAATGATTCCCGTGCATGCCGGTTTCAACAGCGCGTTGCCGTAGTGCTTGCCAATGATTTGGAAGGCAACGTGTTGCAGTTGACCGTGCCGGGTAAATCGCTGTTTGGTAAGGAAGACAACGGCAATCATCCGATGCAGTCTTACGCACGGTGGCTGAAAGCGCAAAATGTCGAGCCGGACACAATCATTACCCGTGTCAAGTTCGATACCAAAGAGTCGCATCCCAAGCTGTTCTTCAAGGCTATGCGCTACCTGAACGATGATGAGTTTGCGATTGTTGAGGACAAGGCTGCAACGGAAGATGCCAAGCAAGCAGTGCTGCTGAATCCGGCGCAGGTAGATGGCGTAGCACCCAAGCCCAAGTTTGAGGACGATGAGTTTGCAGAGCCGCCAAAGCCAAAAGCCAAGGCTGCACCAAAGGTTGAGCCGGAAGAGGAAGATGAGCCGCCAGCCCCTGCTGCTAAGCGTGGTCGCCCCAAGAAGACTGAGGCTGCTCCCGCAGACGAGGATGAGGCTGAGCCGACAGTACGCAAAGCGCCGGAAGCACCGACCATCCCAGCACGCCCCCCGTTAGCAGACACCATCGCTTCGTGGGACACCGACGACTAATAAAGGGAAGGGGGGCTAAGCCCCCCGACACACCTATGCCTTTTTCTACCGCGATCAAGAAACAAATTTCCAAAGCTCCGGACGGTCCGGGCAAGCTGATGGGCACGCACGCCATCCGGCTTGATTTTTCTGTGCTACGAATTGCCAAAGCTACTGGCGCTACACGGCAAACCGTATACAACTGGTTGGCAGGTGGCCCAATAGCCCCGTACTACAAAGAGCGCTTCACCCAACTGACCAACATACTCAGCGCGGCTAAGACAGCCGAACACGCTTGGAGAGACGCATGCTCACGCTTCAACCTCAGAACCTAACGGACGAAGAATTACTGCGCTACGCAGAGCTGCATGTACACGACAGCGAAGGACTGCCACATGACTGGCAGCGTGAACTTGTACGCCGTTTTGCTGCACTACAAGACTTTGTATTAGATGAACTGACAAACAACGCATAAGACACCCTTGAAGGGGCAACATGAAACCGCTGGATTTTATTGCGGCTGTTGTGCCGTCGGCGGGTGTTTACTGCGTCGCGGAACTCAGCTCTAGAAAAAAGCAACACGTATACGCGCCACAGGTCGCAGACCTTGAGCCAATCATTGAACAATTCAATGCCAAGAACTATGACATCTACTTCGCCCTAGCCAGCTTCATAGAGGAAGGCAAACGCACTGCCGAGAACGCGCTGTACATGCGCTCGTTCTTCATGGACATTGACTGTGGAGAAGGCAAGGCGTATCTGACCAAGCAAGCCGCAGTCACGGCGCTGGATGAATTCCTGCAAGCCACTGACCTTGGCAAGATGGGCAACCCGTGGATCGTATCTTCAGGCGGGGGGCTGCATATCTACTGGCCGCTGAACGCTGATGTGGCGATTGCCGAGTGGCGGCTGGCTGCAGAAAACCTCAAGCGTCTGTGCAAGAAGCACACGCTACACATTGACTTCACGGTCACAGCCGATGCAGCGCGAGTGCTGCGCGTGCCGGAGACGCGCAACTGGAAGAACAAGGCCAAGCCGCGTCAGGTCAAGCTGATGACAACCGGCGGCACGTTCGACTTCGCTACGTTTGCCGAGGCGGTGAAGACCCCGCTCAATGGCGAGGCGGTGCTGGAGGGGCACTTTGCCGCGATACCGGGCAAGAAGCCAACCCGAAAAAATGAAGGCTCACGGGTTGAGCTAGTGAAAAATAGTGTCACTTATTTCAAAAACATCTTGGTAAAAACGGAAGCTGGCACAGGCTGCGGACAGATCGCGCACTACCTGACTCACGCCGCCGAGGATGGTATGGAACCCCTATGGCGGGGGCTGTTGTCGATTGCGCAGAAGTGCGATGACGGGGTGAAAGCAGCACGCTGGCTGTCCAAGCTCCACCCGTATGACGAAGAGCGCATGCAGCAGAAGCTGCGCGAGATCAAAGGACCGTACCCCTGCGTCAAGCTCGACGGCGAGAATCCGGGCGTATGCACATCGTGTGCACACTGGGGCAAGATCACAAACCCGCTGGCGCTTGGGCGCGAAATTGAAGTCGACAACACCGAGCGGGAGATCGTAATTGAACAGCCGGTTGACCTTGCTGCACCATCCACAGAGTTACCAGAACAGATCAAAGTAACTCGACCATCCCCGCCCAAAGGCTTCAGCTACGGCAAGAACGGCGGTGTGTACCGTGAGATCGAAGCAGAAGACGAGAACAAAAACAAGATTAAGAAACAGGTTTTAGTATTACCGTTCGACATGTTTGTGGTTGACCTGCTGAGCGTGAACCGCGAGCACCATGTGTTTATGCTGGCAACCCGACCCGAAGGACCTGTACAAGTCATCATCCCGCAGAAGGCGGTGGTCAGCAAGGACGATACGGTCAAGGCGCTGGCTTCGCAGAACATCATCGCCGCCTACGGCTCTGGCAACGACAAGAACCTGTTCGACTATGTACGCGCATGCGTCGAGCACATCTCCACCAACAAGCAAGCGATAGCTGTGCCGAACAGCTTTGGCTGGCAACAGGACGGCAGCTTTGTGGCTGGCGGCAAGATATTTATGCCTGACAACACGGTGCGCCAAATCCCCATGCCGGGACTGGAGAACCTGACGCACTCGACCAAGCCAGCCGGTACGCTGGAGAACTGGCGCAAGTACTCGCAGATGTGCATACAGCGCAAGCTGTGGGATGTGTTGGCGGTGGGCTGTGGCGTAGGCTTTGGCTCGCCCCTGATGGAGTTCACGGGGTTGGACGGGCTGACGATTCACTGCTGCTCAACCGCATCCGGTACGGGCAAGTCGATGGCGCTGGAGTTGGCTGGATCAATTTGGGGGCATCCCCGCGACTACCGCGTGAACAAGAGCACCTCTCCTGTTGCGATGCAGCAGCACGCCGGACTGCTGAAGAACCTGCCCCTGCTGAGCGACGAGATCACCTCCAAGAACCGGCGCGACTTTGAATGGTTTCCTGAGTTCGTGTTCGACTTGAGCGAGGGGCGCGGCAAGGATCGTATGGAGTCGGGCGCGAACAAGGAACGGCTCAACACATCGGTCTGGGCGCTCATCTCCATCCTGTCCTCCAACACACACGCAATGGACTATCTGTCAGGTGCGCGTAAGCATTCATCCGAGGGCGAGATACGCCGCATGCTGGAGCTGAAGTTCAACGAAAAGATGGTCTGGGAGTTGCATGAGATCGAAGTCATCAAGTCGCTGCGCCTCAACCATGCGGTAGCTGGTGACGTTTATGCTCGATGGCTTTCCCTAAACGTCGATACAGCCAAGGCGGTGTATGCGCAGGTCTACAAGAAAGTGCGCGACGAATTCAACATGATCAACGACGAGCGCTACTGGCATGCGGGTGTGTCGTGCATGATCAGCGGATGTCTGCTGGCTAGCTCGCGCTACGCGAATGTGGTTGACCTGCCGATTGAACCGCTGATTGCTGCGCTCAAGCGCATGGTGGAGAACATGCGGTCGATGGTTCGTGCCAATGTGCGCACGGCTGACGATGTGCTGAACGCTTACATCCGGGAGTTCTACGGCAAGTTCATCAACGTCCGCGCCATTGACGGGGCGATGCAAGCCACGTTCGGAGAGACAGGCATAGTCGATGAGTCGATCACGCGCACCCAAGTATCAGGGCGGGTTGAGCGTGGGATAACCCCCGGCTACGTCAACTTCTTCATCGAAGAACAGCAGCTAAAGTCGTTCTGTGCATCCATGAGCTACGGCTACATCGACTTCAGGAAGGAGTTGGAGGCGCTGTACCGTGTGGACTACGTGAAGAAAGACATGCTGTCCAAGACCAAAGGGCCGCAGATGCGCGTCAATGCGGTGAAAATCAGCCGCCCCGAGTCTTCCATTATTGACCCCGATGACGAAAATCAAGGTCTACTTCCCTTGGGCTGAGACGCCTGTCGGCGGTTCGTTCTTCATCCCCACCATAGCACCGTTCAAAACCAAGGAGGCAGGGCTTATCGAAGCCCTGCGTCTCCACATGAAAGCCAAGGCAACCTTTGGCTTACTGAACGGCAGACACGGTGTTCTGTTTACCCGCCGCTCATAGCTGCTTGCTGGAAGTTCTCCGCGATCCGACTTCTGGTCTGGCGCAACTCCTTGATCCGGTCACGCTTCTCAATCGGAGTCATTTCCTTGTCCGCAACGATGCTACGTTCTGCGGCAGCGAATTGTCCAAGTACTTGTACAAGTTTCCCAGCCATCTTGCCCTTGGCAATCGTGTCGATGTTCTGTTCCAGATACGCCTGTGCCTTTTCCGTATCCCCACGCTCCATCATGCGGGTGTAGGTCTTGTTCATCTGCTCAGCTTCCTTCAGCGTATCCATCGCCAAGTCCACAAGCTCGTTGCCTTCAGCGTTCTTGAACAGCTGGCCCAACACCGGGTACTTGCTAAGCGTTTTCTCAGGCGCTGCAGCGGCAGACTCCGAACCAGTGAACGCGCTAACCAGCGCGGCCACAGCCACACCCATCGGGCCAGTGTACCCACGGATCAAGTGGTCAATCTGCTTGGGCGACATACCGGTTGTTTCACCCAATGACTTGGCAAGCTCAGACGTACCGTCGCCAAACCGCTGATCCGGGGCAACATCAAGGTCACGCGTGCTTTCAATCGGCGCATCGTTGAAGAACGACTTGTTGGCTTTCAGTTCCAGCAACGGCAGCGCTGCGGTTGGTACAGGCATCGCACCACCGGGGATCGTGTTGACCAGTATGCCCTTGACTGCCTCGCGGACTTTTTTGCCTTCCGGAGAACTGTTGAACATGCCAAGGTACGCGCCTTCCCACAAGCCCTTGAACAAAATGCCGAATTCAAACGGTATGGGAATGGCAATCGGTTCTTCAATATCCGGCAGCTTAATGAGCCAGTTCCGCATGCGCGTCTCCAGCGGCATCTTCTTGTACCAGTCTTCATCGCCCACCATAGATGCGTAGATCAGCGTGGAGAGGCCCATCATCATGCCGGATGTCCACAGCTTTTTCTTCATCTGCAGCTTGTCTTCCATCAACGATTTGCCGCGCAGCCCTTGGTACAGGGAGTGCAGACCGACAATCTGAGCGTTGAAGAACGGGATCATGTGCGACAGGTAGCGCAGTCCCGGCGACAAACCTTTGCGGTTGTACGGCATGGCCGTGATGGTCATGTACTCAGCGTCGCGCTCGTTCAGACCTTGCTTGATGTAGGAGTCAAACAGCATCTTGCGCACAGCAGCGTCGGCGCTTAGTGCACGGGATTCTTGCCATGCCATCGCAGCATGGATCGGGCCTTGGCCTTTCAGAATCTGACGCCGGAACTGCGCCACATCTTCCATGTTACCGGTAAACATCTGACCGCTGACAATGCCCTTACCCTGCAGCTCTTCCATCATTTTTTTACTGTTGACATAGTTCTTCATGCCAGACAGTACGTTGATAGTATGGCTGTAGCTGTTGCCACGGGTAGCACCCATCGCCAGCGAGTCTTTAAACAGCTGGTAGTACGGGTACAGCGGGTTGAGCGTTACGCCCTTGCGCAGTACTTTGGCTGGCAGCGCCAGCATCTTGAGCCAGTCCGGAACCGTGATCGACACGCCTTCCAGACCTTTAGCCAACAGGTCTACCGGGATACCTTCAAACGCTGTGCCCTCAGTCTTGAGCACAATGTGCTTGTCCTCGCCCTTGTCTTTAAAGCGCAGCACATCCGCAGATTGCGGACCGGGGCCGTTACGAATCCCATACTCTTTGCCATTACGCTGCAGCATCTCTACCAAGCCCATCTTGTTCATAGTGAACGCAGCGTTCTTGATTGCCAGATTGCGCAACGACATGTCCGTCAGCAGCAGTGTGTTTTGCATCGAGCTGGTGAAGTAGTCAAGAATCTGTTCATCCCCACCAACAAGTTTCTGCAAATGCGGAGAATCTTTCAGGTTGCCTACTTTGACCGGATGCGCCGGATCAAGGAACAGCTCCAGTACACCGTCACGGGTAGCGCGGTAGTACGGGATGTAGTCACGCTTGCTACGCATTTCTTTTGCAGCTGCCGGAGTAATTGCTCCGCTTTGCTCAAGGAAGTCGATCAATCCTTTGTTGTAGGCATTGTAGTCAGCCCGAGCATCGTCCAGCACCGCCTTGACTTCCTTGTTGGCTCGTATCGCTGCCACCGCATCTTTGATCAGCGCAATCTTGTCCGGGCTGTACTGCAGCTTGTTGTAGCCTTCCACTTCGCCACGCAACGACGCCATGTACGCAGTGAACAAACGGTTCGCCCCTTCAGCGTTGAATCCCATCTTCAGCAGCGGCTTTAGCTTCTCGTCCACAGAGCGCAAGCTTGGGCCTTTCTCAGCGGCAATGGTGAACACGCCGGGCTGCGTTTCAGACAGCTTCAGGTTGCCGACATACGCACTGGCCGAGGCCATCGGCAGCAAGTCCAGAGACTTCTGGAAGTAGTACATCATCTGCATACCAGCGTTGCGGTCGCCCATGTTTTTGGCAAGTTCTTCCCATGCAGCCAGCTGGTCTACGTACGTTACCTTTGCGCCAAGCAAACCGGTAGAACGAATGCGGTCAGCCAAACCCCTGCCTTGAGCAATGATCTTCTGGTCAAACTCCTGCACCTTTTCAAACCCAGCAGGCATCTTGGCTGCGCCAAACCGGAACGCCGTCTCTCCATTAGGGCTGGTGTACACACCAAGGCGGCTGGTGGCAAGGTCACGCTCAGCTTGTTTGATCAGGTTGTAGATGTATTTTGTGTCTTGCTTGACCAGCGAGTCCATACCAAAGCGTTTGAAGAACCCGCGAACGGCGCTTACGATGTCTTTCACAAACTGCTTGACCCGATCAACCATGCCGGGGGCAACGCGCCGACCTTCTGCAGCGTGGGCAATCATCTCGCGCACAACAGCCATGCGCTGGTCTTCAATCGACATGCCACGATCTTTGGCTTCCTGCTGAGTCTGGGACACTTGGGAATACACGCCCAACGCTTCTGCCAACTCATATACGTACTTGTCGCCTTTGGCAAACAAACGGTCAACCAGTGCTTTCATTTCTTTCGGGCCAAGCACCGTGTCCACGCCGTAGTGACCAATCAATTCGTGGGCAAACGTCTCTTCCAAATCCTGCACCGTCTTGTGGTGCTCACCAATAACCAGCACCGAACCGTCCGGAAACACAGCGCCCTTCAGGGTAGCCGGGTCCATACCCTGCTGCTCCAAACCGCGCATCATGGCGGCAGGTATCTGTTTGGGCGTAGCGGCGTAGACAAGGTTGATGCCTTCCGGCAGCTTGGCTTTTACTCTGTCAGCAACAGCTTGCGCTTCCTTGGTGTCTACGCCACGGTCTGCGATGCTGGCCTCTCGACCTTGGATATTGCCATGCTTAATGTAGTCAGCCGCTGCCATCGAATCGTGCTCTGACACATCAGGGTCCGTAAGGAAGTCTTCCGGAGTCTTGGCTTTGCGACCACGTTTTCTCTTTTGCTCTTTCTCAGCACGCTGTTCTTCGGAACCAGTTTTAAACGGCGCACTACGGGAGACTGGCTTGCGCTCAGATGCAGCCAAACCACTACGCACAGCTTCTGCTTGCGCAGCTAAAGTTTCTGCGGCAGGTGCACGGAATGTTGTTTCCAACGCGTAACCACGAGCGGCAGCATTCTCTTCCAGCTTGGCAATACGTTCGTTCAACGCTTTGCGCTCAGCATCGCGGGTTTTGCGAGCGCTATCGGTCAAGTCTTCTTTCAAACTAGCCATCACCAATCGACGGCGAGCAATCAACTTGTTGTACAACTGCTGTGCGGCGTCTTGCTGCTTTTCCGTTGCGGTTGGTTTTTGCGCTTCTTTCGCTACGCCAGCAACTTCTGTCTTTTTGCTTGGGACGTTGATAACCGCACGCGAACGAAGAGTGTCAATCTGCTCTAACAAATCAAGACGCTTGCTGTTCAGGCGACGTTGCGTAGCCGACAATCCTGCTGGCGTAGCGCCACCACGCATAGACTGTTTTTTATCCAAACCAAGCTGCGCACCAATAGCATGCACCTCTTGCTTCTTCTCTTCAATCTCTTTTTCAATACCGGCTAGCTCCGCATTTTCTGGAGCTTTTTTAACAAGAGCGTCTATTTGATCCAACAGATCAAGGCGTTTGCTGTATAGAAGGCGCTGCGCCGCTGATAACCTTGCTGGCGGAGGTGCTCCACGCATAGCTTCTTTTTTGTTCAGCTCAAGCTGCACACCAATTCTATATGCCTCGTACTTTTTATCCTCAATCGCCCTTTCAACAGCTGACAGCCCCGTAATTTTCGGAGCTTTCTTGACGCGCATCGTTTCGGTAGTTACCGTTGTTTTTGATATAACGCGTGGTTCAACAGCTTTATCCAGCTGATCAGCCAAAGAATCTTGACGCTCAGTCACAGCTTCTGCGGCATTAGCTTCTTGCTGCTCAATCAAACTCTGCAACTTGGTCAAGCGTTTTGCGCCAGTAGCTTGACGCAACATGTCCTCGTACCGACGCAGCAAATCCACGGCAAACTGCAGCTTCTTATCTGCTTTGGCAACAGTGGCTACGTACTTTGGATCAGAGATAGCTTCCAACAGCGCTTGCTGACCTTCAATTTCTTTGGACAGCTTTTCATACTTAGCCGCTACATCAGCGCTAACACCAGCATCAGCAACGTCAGGCAGCAAACCACGCCGTGCTTTTTCCAAAGCAGCAATTACATCTCGGCTAGTTTCTATCTCTTCATTAATCTTTTGCTTAACGTCTTTCAGGCGTTGAAGAACAACTTGCTTTTGCTCTTCCACATACACAGTACGCTGCGCTGCCAAATCTCTACTAGACAGTTTGAACAGATCGGTTATATCGGCTGTGCCCGGACGCGGCCCCACATTGCTTTGCTTCAGCAAACGGCGAACTTTTCCATCCAGTTCTTTCAAAAGGCTGTTGTACTTCTGCCCTTCTACCAACAACGCTTTCTTTTTCTGCAAGTCGTCAGTTGTCTCAAACTGTTTCTGTAGACGACGCTGTTCATTAGCATACGTATCCGCTTCATCACGCATCTCTTTGATGCGCTGGTCTATGTCAGCCTGTTGCTGCTCTGCATTAACTGCGGGTTTGATTTCTGCGGGAGACGGCTTAAGCGTAAATTCGCCTTTGACGACACGGCCTTTAGGCGCTTCTTTGGTGGGGAACGCCAGCTTGTTGGTCACATCCGCTACGAAACTGCGCAACCCTGCCAGCTCACCTGTACGTTCGTTGGCAATAGTCATACCGCGCTTGATCACATCCTGACGCGGACGGAGCGCTTTCATTTCGTCGTACAGTTTCTTCAGCTCCGATGCCGGAGCTTTACGTGCAATAGCTTCATTGATGGCCGTTTGCAGTTCTTCCAAACGTGATTGCTGTGCTTCAACGACATCTTTTTTGCTACGGCGCAGTGCCCTTAGCTCCCGCGCTATCTTCCTTATTTCTGAAATAGGCGCTCTGCGTTTAAGGGCTTCATAAATAGCGGTTCGTAATTCCAGTTCTTTACCAACAGCACGAGTTTTTGCGTGATCAACCAATGTCTGCAAACGAGTCGTAATAGCTTCTGCAGTCTTTAGCTTCTCGTCCGTAGTTGCTGCCGGACGATCAAACTCTTGCCGCCGATAATCAGCTTCCTTGATAGACGCGTCAACAACACGCGATATAAGTGCGCGAGCTTTACGCCGTGCAGTCTTGCGGGTAGAGCCGGTAAACTCTCCCTTGCGCAAAGAGTCAATGATGTTAGCCAGATCAAACAGCGCTGCTTCGCGTTCTTTGGCTTGCTGGTCTGCCAGATACCGAGCGCGTTGTTTTTGCAGGCCGGGGTCTTGTGTTTGTTGAGCGTATTCCCGCAGCTGTTTCAAAACCGACAACGATGCTTCAACGCCCACCAAGCGCTTACCGTCCGCAGTCAATATCGGCTGACCTGCTTCATTTTCTGCGGTCAATTCAAGACTGGGAAACTCTGTCTTGCGTTGCTGCTCTAGTTCTTCTATCCGCGCATCCAACGCTTTTATGGCTGAATCGGCTTGCCGCTTATCGTTTAAGTTCAGTCCACGGTTATGCCGCAGGTCAATAAACGATGTATCAAGTTTGGTTCCAGCTGCTTTGCCAAACTTCTCTTGCATGAGAGCGTTGGCTTCTGCCGCCAGCGCATCATTGTTTGTCTCACGGCCAACGCGATAGGCTTCCCGCAAGTTGTCTTCGGTAGCATAGGTGTCGTTGGTAACAGCTTCCAGAGCAATCATTTCCTCTTGCTGCAACGCATCTTCAGGCGTGGTGCGTACTTTAACTGCCGCCTGTTCTTTTTGATCACGCAGTTCTTCTTGACGAGCAGCACGACCTGCACGATCTTGTGCCCGTTCTTCATCCGTCAACAGCGAAAACGCAGAGTCAGGTATGTTCAGACCCAACATCTCCTGTGCATCTTTTGTGATGATGCCGTTGTCAATAGCACGCTGTTGCGTAGTCAAAAATGTACGCGTTTGTCCTTGACGCGGACTAATTTCTTTCAGCTCGTCATACAACGCTTTAAGTTTTGCAGAATCATTTGTCTGCTTTGCTTTAGCAATTTCGGTGTGGATTTTATTTAACCGTTTTTTCTGAACGTCGGTAAACGTATTTTCGTTAAGTGCTCGACGTTGCCCAGCAAGAATAGACTCCAGCGGTGCAGCTTTAAGTAACTGCTGCGCCTGCTCACTGGTTTCGTCCAACTGCATATCAGCAAAGCGCTGTTTGCGCTCAGCATTCCAAGCGTCCCTAGCACGCTGCACTTTTTCTTTTGCCAGCGTATCTTGGTAGTTCAATATCTCTTGCGAAGCTTGATCTTGCGGCTGCGCGGCAAACATGTCCGGCTGGAAGTACTGGCCTTGAACAGCCTCTGCTTCCTGCTCATACCGGGCACGCATCTGCTCCGGATCAAACAACCCACCCTGCCCAGTCGCTGCTTCTTGCTGGGTGCGGATTTGCTGCAGCTTGGGGTAGAGCTTTTGAACGGTATCAAAGTCACCTTTGTCCGCAGCTTTCTGAACAGCTTTCTCCAACGCCGACGCTTGTCCGGTCAAAGCTTGCGGCCCTTGCACCGCAGTCTGCATATCTTCTTTGGTGAACCCAACATCCTTAGACTGCTTGGCCAGCGATGCAACAGCGTTCTTCAGGAAGTTGTACTGCGGCGTCAGCTTGGCAACCGTTTCCATGTCGCCTTTTTCCGTAGCAGCCTGCATCCTAGCGCCAATATCATCAAACGCTTGGCTGGCACGACGGTAAGTATCCAGCACACGCGGACGCGATTCTTCCTCTTCCCGTTTGGCTTGCTCGTCAGCTTCACGCTGCGCAATCGTAGGCAGCGGGGTGTACGCCCCAGCCACTTCACCAAACAGATCAGGTTGCGTGCCGCTGGGTAGACCTTGAATTGTTTTCTGGCGCTCGGCAGCTTGTTCTTGCTGACGCTGTTGTTCTTGTTGAAGAATCTGATCCTGTATGCGTCTGGCGTTATCCAGTTCGCCAATTTGTTCTTGTGCTTGCCCACGTTGACGATAAGCGGCAGCACCACCCATAGGTCCAGTAGCTGCAACCGTACCGGCAACAGTGTTGATGTACTCGCTCTTGGCTTTGTCATCGGTCAAAGACAGACCGGCTTGATAGCGTTCAGCAGCTGTTTCAAGGAGTTCGGTCGGCACTTCACTTAATACAGATTTGGCAGCGCCTGTGGCAACGGTACGTCCCGCGCTGCGAGCAGCCAGTTCTCTGGCAACAGCTTCACCCGCTTTTGAACCAGCTTTACCAAGACCCAACGCAAACCGGTCAACAAGAAAGCCAAGCGGTGCGGTGGCAGCAGCGGTCAGCGCGGCTTTGCCGGGTTCCAGTTCTTCGGCGCGTTGCTTTTCCGCAGCCTGACGTTGCATAAACGAACCAAGCTGCTGCAGTCCATACGTACCAATACCTGCCGCCAAGCCACCAATCGGGCCTGCCGCCGCCGTACCGTATGCACCCGCAGCCAATGGACCGGCCATGCTTGGGGCGTTCTGCAACACCTGTTCGCCAATGTACGCTGGGACTTTACCCAGCATGGAACCAAGACCTTGCGTACGGTAAATGTCTTGCAGTTGCTCGACCGTTAGTCCTTGAGGGCGTTTAGCTTCTTCTGCAGCTTCGCGCTTAATGCTTTCCATCTGGCGCTGAGCGCCTTCAGTATCTCCAACAGCCGCACGTGCACCCAGCCCAAGACCAGCCAACGACTCAATGGGTTGCTCAATACCGCGCATGGCCGCACGACCCATACGCTCAACAAATCCTTGACCTTTACCATACAGTTCCGGAAACCGTTCTTTAGCGCGAGCAAGTGCTTCTTCATAGGATATCCCCGGCGTAACTTCTATGTACTGTTTATTCGGTAGCTGAAGATACGGCATAGCGTGTCCTAATTAAATTTTTCCCGGTATAACAGTTCCTCCGGGCCTGTCTACAAGACCGGGGCCAGCAGCTGTAGGCATTTCAAAGCCTTGCATTCTAGCCAGTTGCTCGGTCAAAGATTTCAAACGTTGAGCAGCTTCAGGATGTTGAGCAGAAAGAACAGCACTGCTAAGAATTGCCCTTTGCGCATCAATCATACTTTGTACGCTTCGCATACGTTCTTGCGATTCTACTTTTGCCATATCTGCGTCATAGCGCCGTTCAGCACGGAGTTCTTGAGCACCAAAACGCCTATTAGTGTCTTTATGCCATTCTGCCATCTCACGCGTACGGTAGTTTTCAGCATCAACAGCAGCCATAGATGCTGCGTGTTTCTGATCGTACCCTTGTTTTATCAACTCAAGTTCACGTTTCTTTAGGAAAACATCTGACTCCAGCTTAACGCTTTCAAGCTTTAACTTCTCAGCGTGTTGGAACAGGTCAACAGCCATCTTGGAGTTACCCTGCGCCAACTGCGCTTGCGCACCAAGCATGTTGATCTCGGCTCCAATCATGGCTTTCTTGTCCTCGCGGTCTTCTTTACCGTAGGCTTGGGATAGCTCAGCAATCTGGCCCAGAGCAGAACCACGAGCAGCGCCCGAAGTAGTGCCTGACTGCAGCAATGCTTGCGCAGCCTTCAAGGCCATCACACCCTTACGCTCAGCACTGCGGGATTCTTTCTCTTCTGCTGTAGGCGTCATCGTACGCAACAACGCGGACATTTTGTCCATATACGGCTGAGTACTGCTACCAATCTTACCCATCGCACTTTCATAGCTGGTATCGGTTGGAGCAGCGGGAGTAGTAGGGGCAACGGAAGCAGAGGGAGCTAAAGCGGCAATACCGCTAACAGGCTCAGCATTGGAAGTGGTCCCTTCTGTTGCATTAAAAGACATCGCGTCGGGGGTTAACGCAGGATTGGCTTCCATTTGCACAGGAGCGTCAACTCTCGGGGGTCTTGTTGGACGCACTGATTGACCGGGAGCAGCGGCAGGAGCAGCGGCAGGAGCGGCAGCAGGAGTGGCATCAACATTAGTAGAAGTATATGGATTTCCGTACTCATTAACGTCAACAGCTTCTGATACAAGCTCTCCCAATCCGTAAGGACGTTGCCCAACATTTTGTGAAGCTAATTCATTTTCTCTAGTTCTTGGGCGATAGCGTGCACGTGGATAATTTAAATTAAAATTGTCGTTAACAACACCGTCATAAGGTAAACCTGTTTCCGGATTAATACGCCGAACAGTGTTACCAGCCTGAAAATGCTGCACATCGCCACCTTCGGCAAACCCAGCCACACCACCATCCGGAATCGCTCCGGCTTGCTGAGCACCGGGAGCTTGAGCAATACCCATGTCTTCTGGCATCTGCGCTTGCTGCAGCATGCGGTCTTTAATGCTTGGCTGCTGTAGTTCCTGTTGGGCCTGCATGCCCTGCATGGCAGTCTTCTGTTGCATCCGTTGTTTCAGGACGGTCAACGCTGTGGGTTGATCTATCTCGCTGGGCTGACCACGCAAAATTGCCTGCAGCTGCGCAAGAGGCAGACGCATCGCCAGTTGATACTGGGCCTCCGGGGATTTCATAGCGCCAATCATTACGCACCCTCCATCACTTGGTACAGCGCCAGTTCAGCCAAACCGCTGCCCATATCGTTCTTGACCACGCCACCCTTCTTATACGCTTTGATCGTTCCACCTTCTTTGCTGCCTTTGAACAGGTTGGACAGACCGTATGCGCCAAGACCATAACCCATAATCTGGTTGGCTGCGCTGGGCGGTGCTTGATAAATCGACTGGGACTGCTGCGTCAACGGCATGCCGCGCAGAATGTCTGACATGAAGCTGAGCTGCTTGTACGGGTAGTTCTGCTGGTTCAGGAAGTCTTGGTAGTTCTGGCTCAGATACTGCTGGTTTTGAGCTTGCTGTTGAGCGCCAGCTTGCTGCTGTGCAGCATTGATACCCATAGCCTGCTGATACTGATTTTGACCCAGCTGACCCAGCGTACCGGCAGCAGCACCTGCTTGACCAAGACCTTGCAGCCCAAGGTTTGCACCAAACTGTTGTGCTTGCTGTGCTTGTTGGAACGCATTTTGATAACCCTGACCAATTGCTTGGTTCATGGCCATGTTTTTGTTGCGCTCGTTTTCAGCTTGCATCAGTGCTTGACGGCTCCCACCAAACGCACCAGCAGCAGTGGCCTGACCTTTTTCCATCTGACCAGTGATGTCGTACTGACGCTGCATTTCTTGCAGCTGGGGTTGCAACGCATTTTGGATGTAGGGTGACATGTACGCCTGTTGTGCGTACGGATTGGTTGCCTGCTGTGCGTAGTTACGTCCAGCCATCAAACTGCCAATACCCGTCGCACCAGCCAAAGCAGTGCCGGTATCAAGCTGACTAGATGGGGCAGCTTGCCCAAGGTTTTGGAACGCCTGTTGCTGCATCGGCGTGAACTCAGCGATCCGTTGCCCTTGGTATTGTTGATAGGGGTTTTGGCTGATGTCCGTGGTGGCTTGCGCTTTACCCAGCAACGTTTCAACGTACGGCTTAGCGTACTCAGGGATGCTGGTCTGCGTGACGTTTTGAGTAGTAGGGGCAGCTTGTTGTTGACCGCCACCACCGCCACCGCCACCACCGCCAATATCAAAATGAATCCCAAACGCTTCGCCCGTCAGCAGTTTTGTGAACCAACGAAAAATCATTTCAGCACCTCGGCTTTGTAATCGGCGTAGCGCTCGGCCACAACCGTTTTCCACATCTCAGGCAATATCTCTTTGGCCTTCTCAGGCCCAACACAAACATGCACAGCGTAAGCAATGATGTTGCCTGCTGCGTAGCGAAGCGTGTGGGCAATCTCCAGCCCGTGTTCATCTTTGTCCTGCTCAAACTTGTTGGCTGTTTGGTACGCCGAAACAACCGTCAGCCACATCGGCAACACTGCTTGTTGAATCTGTTGATAGAACGGATTTGCTGGCATGTACGCCAGACAAATCAAGAACGCATTGTTTATATCGTCTTGCGATACAGGCTTGTCCCTATCAACCAAGTCATCCCACGTATGCGCCAAGTCCACAAACATGTGGTATAGATTCAGCGCATCTTGGTTGCCGCCAAACCATTCCAACTTGCCTCGGCTACCGTTCATGCAGGCATAAACCTTTCAGCGTTGATTTGTTTGCCTTGCTTGGGATTACCCGTCCGTGCTTTGCGAACTCGATCCATCATGGTGTACAGCCGTTTTGCACCTGCATCGGTTGAGCCATTGCCAAGGTGCGACACCACATCAGCCGGAACCACAAACTCCCCATCCGCCAGCGCAGCGCGTTGTGGGGTTTCGCCTTTGATCACCGCCGGAATATCGTCGGACATACCGTCTCCCGGCCCACGCAGAAGCTTACCACCAGCAGCGTATTCAGGCAGGGCGGCAATACCGCCAGCCGCCATCTGGGTGTACTGCTGATCGTCTGGGTTGTAGGTGTACTTCATCGCTTCAGCTCTAGGATCACCAAAAGCGCCCTGTTTGTCTATTTTCATTTGCGCAATAAGGCGAGCAATAGGACCCTCTCCACCTTGTGGTGCGTTAAAATCTTTAGCTGCATCTATTTGCTCCATCACCGAGTGCAATGCGCCACCCAAACCACCACCGGCCAATCCACCAGCCGCCATATACCGAGGGCTGCTGCTACCGGGATTCATTTCTCCCGTCAGCGGGTTGACCGGGGCATCGTAGTCGCTCACCACCGATTGCGGAATCGGGCTTTGGGTTGCCATAGCGTAGGTGGAGCGCTGGATGTTTGCACCGGGGTAGAACTCGTTCGGATTTGGCACTTGTCC